TCGCTCTGTGCAGAAGTAGCCGCCCCAGCCTTTGCCAGCCTTAGATTGACCCTCTTTCCAGACCATCGCCCCGTGTGGACAGCGTGGAGCCGCTGGAACAAGTGTTCCACCGAGTCCAGTAGCAATTTCCGCTACTGCGCTCTTTATCGTTGGAATGCCGTCGGCCTGTGGATCGAAGTTTGTCGCCCAATAATCCTTGTCCTGTTCCGATTCCTTGACAATTTGTGAATCTACCTTTTCGACCTGCTCCATGTTCTGCAAAGTAGGCCGTGTATCTGATCCGAGAACTAGGCCGATTGCGCGTCCGATTGCCGATGTAGCTGTATCTTCGACAAACCATTTTTTCATTCCGACGTTGTATGTCTGGACGTTGCCGAATGCCATGTCTGTTCCTGCCGGATGTATGTCCTCGATGTCGCGCCAGACTTTGCATTGAATAAGGACGAAACCTTTGTCGGCGTTAAAATCTAAGACGTTTGTTTCAATGCGTCCAGTTGGATATGTAGCCCAGAATCGTTTGATGCGTGTAGCTACATCTTCGTAGTTGTCTAAGAATCCCATTAGTTGACCTCGCTATCTTGACGCTTTGAGAATGCGCGGCCACGTTTCCAGCCGTCTCGCTTTCCGTCGTTATATCCCGAAGAGTAAGCTCCGAGATAGATTAGGCCAGAGCAAAGTATTGCTCCGAGTAAGGTAAAGATTATATCTGTCATTTTGTGCTCCCGTTTAGGGATCGACGTTCGCGCTCCCTAGTTACAGGATGGCACTTATCGCCAGAGCTTGCAAGATTAGAGTCGGCGTGTCTATTTTTCGAGAAGCTGAGAGATAAGCGTGTCAAGCCTCGACTCGATGCGATTGACTTGATCTTTAAGACTTGCCCCACCATTGGGAGCAAACTCCCTCATGATGGATTTCACGATAAAACGCATCGACGAATAGATCGCTGTCACGACTGAAATTACTAGGCCAATGACTAGGCTCCATTCGCCTAGACTCATTTTCTACCAAATGCGCCATCGTTAGGATTGAGCCATCGGATTATGACTGGCAAGACCGCAGCTAGACCAGCACCGAGAATCGCCTTTGGATCGGTGACTCCAGCTAGATAGACGGCCAAGCATGAGGCCACGAAGCTTCTAGACCAAGATGCGAGAATTGCCTTGAGTTCGTTCATTTTTTCGCCTTCCCTTTCGCTGGATGTTTTATCTCTAAAGCTGGAAAAGTTCCACCGTATGCGGAAAGTTTAGGCCTAGCGTATCCAACTATCTCGGATTTCGTCCGTGTCTTAATCATGACCATTCCGCCGTTGCGTTGATCTCCCGTGCCGGATGTGTTGCCCTCGATGAGCATGACGGCATTACCGAGAACCTTTGCAACGATTCCGATGTGAGAGATGCGATCAACGCCGTCATGTGGAAAGTCCATGAAGCATAAATCGCCAATTTGAGGATTGTCCTCAATCCATCGGCCAAGCTCTTTCATCTTATGCGCCCCGATTGCAGTCGAGACCATAGATGGAATCTTGACTCCAGCCTTGTCATAGACCCAATTTACGAACGAACCGCACCACGGCAGACCGTCGGCCTTTGTGTGCTTTCCGTACTTTGTAAGATTGTCCGGCTCTTCGACATAGCCCACCTCTTCGAGTGCAACCTCAAGAATGCGAGCTGAAGTTCCGATCGGATAGGTCACTTCGACTCGAATTCGATTTGTTGAATTCTCATCTCTGCCCAGTTAGTCGCGGCCTCTTCGTACTCTTCGACTGTGAGCTCATACTCTTCGCCGTTAATTGTCGCGACCATTTTCGGATTCTCTTTTTTGCATTGAGCAATGAGAGATTCAAGAGTTATTTTCTCTGCCATGTTAAGCCACCTGATAACAAAAAGCGAGAGTGAAAGAATCCGAAGTAGTCCACGTCATCGGAATGGCTGCACTTTGGGCAACTTGATCTACATAAGTTCCGCTGGCTCTTTGTACATATAAATCGACGGAAGTATTGTTTCCGGCATTTTGTACTACGTAGCCGATGAAAGTCTGCGATGCAGAGGCATCCGCCATTTTACAAAATGAACTCAAAATCGGTGTTCCACTTGCCACTGAATTCACGGGAAGCCCGACTCTGATGTTTCCTGTGACGCTGCTTGTTGTTCCCAATGTGAAATCTACGACGACAAAGACAATTTTTCCAATTTGAGCATATTTTGTATTAGAGAGTGTACCGTTACCGATAGTCCAGCCTGATGTGGCTGCGGGAGTGTAATTTGTCCATGCTCCAAGAGTTGTCCATGTAAAAGCCATGTCCGTCGCGGACGTCTTAGCTAGATATTGAGCAGTCGATCCGCCTTTAAGTTGAGCCATCGATGTATCGACGCCCTGCCCGAATGTGTTAAATTGTGCCGGAAGATTCGTGACCAAGTCTGCGGCGACTGGCATGACCCAGCCGAAGTTAGTTGTCGGATTTGCCATCTGTTTTCCTTTCTAAACTACCGAAGTGATTGCGTGTGCATAGTCAAGCGTAGGCGATAAAGTGTTGTAAGCCTCTAAGACACTCACTTGTTGCCATTGGATCGCTCTTAATGAGTAAGCCAAAGCCGAGACATTAAGCGTCAAAGAGACGTCATTGTATGAAGCCTGAAAAGTAAAGCCCTCGACGAAGCCTAAGAATGGCGATTCCATGTTCGACGGTAGATTGTTAATTCTTACTGGAGCACCAAAGAAAATTGAGATGAGCTTGTCACGTCGGACGTCTGTGATATCAGGATTGCCAAGTCCGAACCGAATCGAATTGAAGTTTGGAACTGGATTGGCAAAATACTTGAGAAAATAAGCGGCTTGTTGCTGTGCGTCGGCAAGCAGACTCAAAGTTGTGTTGACCGTGTAGCCATTCTGGCCATACAAGGCGATGGATGTATCATCCGATGTCGAAGTCGATGATGTTCCGCCGACTCCATAATTGACCGTGATTGAGTTTCTGACATCTCCGACGCTCATCTTTGTCTGTAATCCTTGACCGATGGCGTCATTGGCAGTTAAATCGATGTAGCCATTGGCGGCTAGATAATCCACGCGCCGAGTCGAATCGGCATAGCAGACTTTCCCAGTTGCATCTTCGTAGATGTTTCCCAATCCTGAATTCGCGACTGTTGAAGCTACGGAATAGACATTCTGTGGATTGACTGCTCGTGCGATTTGAAGATAATCGCCCGGAACGTCGATCGTGCCCCATCCCGTCGAATATGCGTAAGTCTGAGAACCGGGAAAATTGGCATAAGAAATATTGGCAAGCGGCGAACTATAAGGGAAATTGCTGAAATCGTTGAGTGCTTGCTTGATCTGGTATCCGTCATAGTCTGAAGATAAGCCGCCGCCTGTGAGTTGCCTTTGTAGATTAGCCAGTCCGCCATAGGCGACAATTCGAAGCTCTTGAGTGACTGCCGATGTTCCCACTTGTGAGACTGTCAAGGTTACATCCGAGACCGCGCCGCCGAAGATTTGGATATAAGTCGCGGATGAGTTTTGAAGCTCGATCGAGATTGTGTCATTTATGTTGATGTCAGGATCGGATTCGTTTAAGAGAACGATTGTAAAATTGCAGTAGGAAGCTTGAGGCTGTTGCCATATAGTCGTTCGGCCACTTGTCATCGATAACGTTGCGAGAATGTAATTCGTCGAAACTGTACCGTTGACCTTGATTCGCCAAACTGGAGACCAATTACTCATCGACTATTCCATCGATCGGGAGTTTTGCAAATTGACTGCTCCGCCCATACCGCTTCGATACGATTGATTTAAGGTCTCGGTAATGACTCTCGCCGTACCTTCCGAATCGATGGCTCCGTTGACTGTGATGTTATTGACGACGGTTGGAGTTGGCGTTGCAGTTTGAATCTTTGTATAGTCGCCCGTTATGCCAGTTGTTAAACCTGGACCTTGATAAGGACCAATTGTCGGAACTGCGGTAATCATTATCGGTTCGACCGGAATGACCGTCGAAGTTGAAGATCCTGAACTTGACCCTGAACCGCTGCCACTTGTATCCGGCATCTTGAGCGATACTGCTCCGGAAGCTGCTAGGTTTCCGATGTCATTTTGTGCGTTTTGAGCCGCGTCGTAAGCGCCTTTGGATTGTGTAGCGGCTCCACCGCCGGAGCCGATGAGTGGAATTTTGTCGATATCTTTGCCAATTTTGACGATGTTGATTCCGTCGATGACTTTGTTGATTGCCGTGATCGCGGCGTTTATCATAGGTTTAAGCGCGCCGAGAATTGCTCCGATGACATCGATGACAACTCCAGCGATGTCACCGATGACTTTGAACGCTCCACCGATAACCGTTCCTAAGAATGGCGCAAGAACGCGAATGATTTCGACGAATGACTTGAAATTGTCCATGTTGTCTTTGATAGCTGTTGAAATATCTTCAAAAGCCGATTTCATTCCGTTAAAGACTGGCGTTAAGTGTGATTTGATAATGTTGACGAAATCTGAAATTTTAGTTGTAAGCCCACCTTTGTCGCTGGAGAACGCATCCGATACTTTCTCAACAATTGGAAGTATGTTTTCCGTAAAGTAGCCGACCATTTTTTGAAGTATTGGTAAAAGTGCCGTTCCGATAGTTTCAAGAGATTCATCGAATGCAATTTTAAGACGATCCATTCGTCCTTGAAAAGTCTCGGCATTCTTAGAAGCTGAACCGCCGAATAATTCCGAGAGTTTGTTTTGAGTCTCGGTGAATGTCATCGCTTTAAGCTCGGCGGCTGACATTCCGACGCCAAGTTTTCCAAGAGATGCGCTGTTGCCGTCGTAGGCTTTGCCGAGTGCATTGGCTACGGCTTCCAACGGCTTTCCAGTTTGTGCGCTTATGTCTAGTGCAAGATTGAGAAGCTCTTGAGCCTTTGTCGAATCATTTGTCGAAAGTGCCAAGCGAGACAAGGCTGGACGAAGTTCGTCGTCTGTAACTCCAGTTGCCAGAGATGTTTTAAGAATCTGTTCTTCAATTGCGGCGATTTGTGTTTTTGTCGCTCCAGTTGCATTCTCTAAAGCTGTGGCCAATTTGACTTGAGATTGTTCGTCTGCCATGGCTGACTGGACACCATCGACGAGAAGCTTGCCGGCATAGACCGCGGCGGCCGCCCCAGCCGCCGCGAATGCTAGTCCGGCTTTTTTGCCATAGTCTGAAATCTTATCGCCGAAGCCTTCGACTTCTTGAGATCCGTCTGTAAGATTCTTTTTGAGATTGTCAATATCGGCAAGGATGGAGAGTTTGAGAGTACGTGAACCTGCTCCGGCCATTTAGTTCCACTCTTTCATGATCTTATCGAGTGCATTTTCCCACTTTGCCACGATCTCCGGTTGCAACGCGCGCAAAGTTGGATAAATAAACCAACCTGTCGAACCGCGACCCGTTGAACCTGACCAGATTGGAAACTGTTTCAATTTGTTAGATCCGAACTCTGTTCCGCCCCAGAGATCCTTAGTAGTCGCACCGCCTGAAAACTTTTGTCCGACATAACCGAATGAAAGCTCGCCTATCTTTGACGACTTGCTTACCTTTGAACCTTGAGCGATTCTGTCTGCGACTGCGCCTCGACCAGTTGCCGCGCCTTGAATCTTGCCTTGAACGAACTCGGCTAAAGCTGACGATTCACGCTTTGCCGCATCGACGGCCTCTTCGTCCATCGCTTTAAAGCCTTTGAGAATAGATCGCAATTCTGCTCGATCATAAGTTATTTTCTCATCGTCCATTCCGAGTCTCCAATATCTCAACGGCAGTTAAGAGATCCTCGGCACTCTCCCAATAAGACATTGGGATTCCGGTAGCAAT